AGCACACCAGGGGTCAGGGCGTTTCCCAACGCATCCGACGTCGGTGCCACATTGGAGGCCCCGGCATATTTGCTGCCCAACCCCGCCAGCATGGTCTGGGCGGAGGCCGCCGCGGAAGACGCCACATCGGCGCTCCCCGACGCTGCAATGGCAGAGACATTAGCCTGGGCCTTCGACGCAGCAGCAAGGTTTGCCGAATTGGCAGCGCTCGCCGCCTGCGAGGACGACGCCTGCTGGCTTGTCGCTGCCTGTTGGGCACTCTGCGCCGCGGCCGTCACCGAGACCGACACTTGTCCGGCCGCATCGAGAATGGCTGAGGCCAGGACAGGGTCTGTTGTCGCCGTGATGAACCAGTCGGAGTGGGTCCCCGCCCCACCGGTGGCGGTCACCAGCAGCGAAAGCTCGCCCGACCATGGATCATAGGCATTGAGCCGACCTGCCAGCCAGTTCTCCGGGGCGATCTCGCTTGTCACCACCAGGAAGCCGGCCGGCGCAAAGCGCTGCCGGTCATCCGGACCGATGACAAGGCTTCGGATTCCTGCCTCCACGGCGAGCTGACTATTGGAGCGGGCCGTGAACAGCGCTCCCAGATGGGAGGCCGTCTCGATCCGCTCGCGGATGACGATCGCTTCCTGCAGGATGGGCAGCAGCGCCTCGTCGATCTTGCCCAGCGCCACGTCCTCGAAGCGCTCCACCTGCTCGTCCCAGCCGACGGCTTTTTCCTCGACGGCGTGGAGGCGCAGGTCGACGTCCTCATGGACGCCGTTGAAGTAGCTGGCCTGGACCTCGTCGTCGTCGGCGACGCGGTAGCGGTCGAAGCGGCGCATCGGGTCAGACCTTCGTGAAGGTGTTCACCGAGGCCCTGATCGTCTCGAGGATCGTGCCCGACACGGTGACGTCAGGATCGTTGGGGTGAAGGGCGATGCCAACCACACGGACGGGGCGCGCGAGCTCCACCCGGTACATGGCCTCCGGATCGATGGTCTCGGCTTCGGGTTCGGTTCGCTTTGCCATGCCTTGAGCCTCCTCAGATGGCGGTGTCGATGCGCTGCTCGATGTGGAAAAGCTGGCCGGCTGAACTCGCACCACCTGTCAATTTAATCTTGTAGGCGGAGATCGCGCTGGCGAAGGTGAAGAGATATTCCTTCTCGAGGTCATTGGCGCGGTCCGAGGCCGGAACAGTGCGGGTGACGACTGCAGCGGGTGAGACGGTCGTGCCGTAGCTCGCGCCCGTCAGCAGCGTCACGCCGACCGTGTGCTGGGCAGCGACGAAGGGATAGGCCCGGATCACAACCCGCACCTGCTTCGTGGTCATGCCGACGGGGAGTGTGCGTGGTGTCGACACATGGGTGAAGGCGGTCTTGGCACGCGACACCCGTACCTGTGAGTCAGTCGCATGGATGACCGGCATCAGCTCCGGCGTCCCCGTCATGACCGCCCGCATGGGCAGCACTGCGGGGAGCGAGCCCAGGAAGTCAGGCGTTGTCTCCGAGATCGAATACCAGGTGTCGTCGACCCGGACCTGGTAGGTGAGGTTCGTCGCATCCGGCACGATCTGCGGGGCGATAATGTCAATGTCGGCAATGCCGCCGGCGAGCTGGAGGGGCTTCAGCTCAACCGAAACGCGGGTCGCGGCGAACTTTGCCACTTGGACCTTGAAGCGGATGTCCTTGGTGAGGTCGCCGAGGAGATACTGGCCGTCGGTCGAGAAGAATAGCGTGCCGGAGGTGAAGTTCGAGCCTGAGACGGTGCCGATGTAGTGGGCGCCACCGGTGATGACGAGCAGCGCGTAGCGCCCGCCCTGCTTCAGGAGTGTCGGGCGGAAGGGAAACAGCGTCCATTCCGGGAAGCGCTTGAGGTTGGCTTGGGCCAGCGTCGACTGGGCCAGGACCCGGTTGGGATTGGGGGTGCCATCGGAGCGCGTCTCGCACAGCGCCACCGTCACGTTGCCGGTGGACCCGATCTGGGTGAGGCCGAGCGACAGGCCGGTACAGTAGCGCGCCTGGCCGTTGACGAAGGTCTGGCCGATCTGCACGCCCTGGACGGTCGAGAGGATCGGCTGGTAGTCCCAGTAGATCTCCTCGAATGTGTCGATCCAGAACTGCCGCACCCTGTACCAGGCGTGGGCGGCGTTCCGTCCGACGGCAGTTGGAATGTTGCCGTTGGCGTCCCGGACCTCGAAGGTCTCGCCGTTTTTGGTGAATATGCCCGTCACCGAATTGTACTGCCCGCCCGACCAGAAGCTCGAATTGGTGCAGACATTGCGGGTGACGCCGTAGCGGATGCGGGTCCGGCTGATCGAGCGCTGGATCAGCTGGTGGGAGGCGAACTGGTAGTCCGCCAGCGGGATCGCCTGAACCGTCTCGTTGGCAACAGGTGCACCGACCACCAGGGCATCGATGCTCGTGTAGTTGGGGACCATCAGCCCGTCGGCGGTCATGGTGACGGAGCCGTTGATCGGGTTGTCGAGCTGGAGGGTGGACAAGGCGGTCGCCGCCCAGGGGAAGCGCACGCCCTCCTCGATCAGCGCGTCATAGCCTGCCGCGGTATCATCGCTCTCGTCATCGGTGAGGAACTGGTCGGCGCCATAGAGGGAATTGAGATCCGAGAGATCGAGGTTCTCCTTTACGATTGCCAAGTTCGAGGCGATGGCGGTGATCTGGCCGGCCACAAGGTCGGCGAAAGCCTTCATCTGCGCCTTGATCACCGAGAGATCGGCCTCGATCGAGGCCGTGATGTTGCGGCGAAGCTCATCGAGGGCCCGCCTGAGCGCCGCGATCTGGGCGGCGAGGTCGGCAAATTCCGCCCGGGTGGGCAGGCTGTCGACGCGGCGGCCGAGGGTCGCAAGGTCAGAGAGCAGGCCATCGAGCACCTGCCCGACCCTGAGTTGCCAGGATGTGATGGTATCGAGGCGTTCCTTGGCGGCATCGAGTTCTGGCACCGCAAAGTCGGTGCGCATGGTCACGGAGATGATGCCGGCGGTGCCGATCAGCACATCGGCCAAGGGCACATAGGCTTCGGGAACAGCCGGGCGCTGGGGATCGGCGCTCTCGGAACCGGGCACCACCGAGACCTGGGCGACCCGCTCCTGCACCATGGCGACCGACTGGGGCTCGGTTGCACGGGTGGTCACGTTGATGAGGAAGTCGCGGGGCTCGATCTCGGAGTCGATGGTCTGGCCATAGGCAACGAGGGTCACGATCCGCTGGGCAGCCGCCGGGAGGTAAGTGGACAGGCTCACTGCCTGGGTCACGTCATGGGTGAAGATCTTGCCGGCCGTATAGAGGCGTCCTGCTCCCACCTGCACCGTGGTGGCGCTGTCGCGCGTCGACAGGAAGCCGGCATAGCCCTTGCCGCTGACGAGGAGGTCATTGACCACATCCTCGAAAGTGCGGGCCGCATAGCTCTGGATCGAGTTGAGGTCGCCGAAGGTCACGTTCTGGCGCGACCGGAAGATGCGCTGCTTTTCCATATGGGATACCTTGTGGTTCTAGCGTTCCAGCCACTCGCCGAGGCGGAGGCATGCAAATGACTTGCCGTCGCCGAAGCGGACGGGGCTGTGGGCCTTCGAGTTCAGGAACAGCGTGTCGCGGACTGACTGCGAGATCCGAACTGCGTCCACGGCATTGAGGAGACCGAGCGTGTCGTCCTCGACCAGGTGATCGTCGACAAATTCGAGTGCTGCCTCGGGCTTACGGCCTTCGATGCGGACGGTGAGCACTGCCGTATAAGGGTCGAGCCGGAACCGGGCATTGTCCACGAAGTCGGTCGAGACCGGCAGCTGCGTTGCCCTGTCCATGTCGAAGAGACGGATGCTGTCGTAGATGCGGAACCGGGCCCGCGACTCCACCAGCCAGACGAGATCGATAGGGACATCATCGGCGAACAGGCTGACCTCATCGGTGGCCTCTGCCGTCACGCGCTCTGGCCAGGTGGTGACCGGCGTCAGCGACGGCCTCACCAAATTGTAGGCAAAGCCGCCGATAGTCGCGTCGGGTGCTACGGCGAAGGAGATGATGCGATTTGGCGTATCGGGATCGCCGAGGAAGCCTTGCGACGCCACATCGCTGGCAAACCACAGTCCACCCGCCTCTCCCGGCAGAATGATCTGCTCGAAGAAACGCCCGTCCCCGATGGGGACCTCTGACCACAAGAGAACAACTTCAATACCTTCCCGGTAGAGAACGGCTCGCCGGCCCAGAGCCTCGCCCGGTGTGAGACCGTCGTCGGCGAAGAAGGCAGGACCGTCCGCTGCCCCAAGGTAGGCATCGACATGGTCGGCGGGCCCGCTCATGGCGCTGACCCGGTCGAAGCCCTCCTGCGCAAAGGAGCGAATGCGGATCTCCGGGAACTGCCGGACCCATTCGCGGCGGTCGTCGTCTCCGAAGGCGGGGGCCGCGAAGAAATCGGACCGTGGCGTGATGGTGTGAACCAGATCGGCCCCCACCAGCGACAGATGGGCCCTAAAACCGGCTTCCGTAGTCTTGAGCCGGTGCAGCCACGCCTGTTCGGCGATGACCCAGCGCTTGCGCTCCTCGGACCATTCCGGATCCCAGAGGTCGACCGAACGCTCCAGCGCCAGGAAGGGCAGTAGCTCCGCCGGACAGGTCCAGGGATCGGTGACGTCGGAGACCAGTTGAGCCGGAAGGTCTGTCCCCCTGGCCGCTGCCAGCGAAACGGCCCTCTCGAATTCCGTGGCGTTGCGCGGAAGGAGATCGATCTCCTCAGACATCGCGCACCGCCACGTTGACAGTGATGCCGGTGCAATAGGGCGCCTCGTCGGGCTTCACGAAGACATCGGTGACGGGCGAGATGGCCTCGACCCGCTCGGCATTCGGCACATGGGCAGCACGCCACAGACCCGACGCAGCCACTGTAACGCCGATCCTGTGCCGCTCTTCCACATAGGCTTGCAGAGCGGCAGTCGCATTCGCCTTGACGGTGACGGGATCCTGCCCCAGCGCCACATGCACCGTGACGGAGACCGCGTAGGGCACGATCTTCGCGCCGACCACGGTAACAACATCCGTGGCAGGCGCCCCATCATCCGCCAGGAGTTTGGCCCTGACTTTCTCTGTTACTTCCGAAGTAACCGCCCCCTGCCCCGCATTCCCGAGCAGTACGACATCGACATGACCGCAACCGCGCGCCACCACGCCGACGTCCTTCAGGTCGGGAAAGGCCGCCTGCAGGGCGAGGAACCGGTAGGACCCGACCGTCCCGCCATGCGGCATGGCCTCGGGCGCCAGCTGGGTGCGTCGACGGAGCGAGGTATCAATTTCGCCTTCGAAGCGGCTCACGCCGTAGTAGGCGGCGATTGCATCGAGATTGGAGCCCGCCGCGAAGGCCAGCATGCGCTGCCGCGCGGCATCATTGATTCGAGCCCTGAGCAGGACCTCGCGGTAGGCGAAGACCTCGATCAGTTTGCGGGCCGGCTCGCTCTCGAGGTCGATGACGCCGGCGATCGCCGGAAACCTGGCAACGAGGTCGTCCCGCATCGACGTCACGATGGCCTCGATGTCCAGCGTCTCTACGACACCGGGATAGGGTAGTGAGGCGAGGTCGAAGACGGCAAAGCGCGTCATAGAGCCTCCTCCTCGCGAATGATGAGCCCGGCGGCGTTGACGTAACCGTTGACCCGCCTCGCACCTTCCACCGTGAAGTCGCCGTAGACGGCCCGGGGCCGGTATTCGCCGTCGAGATAGAAATGTAGCGCACCCTCGCGGGTCGCCTTCAGCACCTTGATCTCGGTGACCCGGAAGCGCGGCTCCCACTGTTCGATCGCCGACGTAATGGCGACGAAGAAGGGTGTGACTTCCTCCGGCGTGATCAGCTGGCCGAGAAGCGCGGGCACAAAGGACCCGTACCATTCACGGATGACCCGTTCCCCGAACCCGGTCGTGAAGATATCCGAGAGCGACTGCAGTACATGGTCCCAGTCGGTGAGGATCCGGCCCGTCGCGGCATCAAAGCCGACGGAGGGATTATTGAGGCTGGGCATCCGCGTCAGGTGCCTGGCGCTTCGGACGGCTCTTACGTTCGGCGGTCTCTTCGGCCGGGACCGGGGCGACAACTGTCACGTCGAGAGCCCTCAGCGTTCCGAGCCGAAGCTCATGCTCGGCCTGGCGCTCGGTGAGTTCGAGGACGGTTCCGACACCGGTGTTGCGATGGGCCGCGACGAAGGGGCCCGCCCTCTCGGTGATGGCGTAGCGTGGCATGGCGATTTTCTCCGATGTGAAATAGGTCGCGGCGGCTGCTCCCATTGGGGATCAGCCGTGCACAGTCGCGGCGACGAGGTTCAGATGACGAGCGAGTAGCTTGTGCTGCGGCCGCCAGAAGCATCCTTGGTGAGAATCCCGCGCTTCCGGAGGTCCTCGATATCGCGGAGCGCTGTGTCCTGTGAACACTTTGCGAGTGCGGCCCACTTCGAAGACGTGAGCTTTCCTTCAAAGCCGTCGAGAAGCCGATTGATCACGTGGCGCTGGCGCTCGTTGAGATCGGTCTGCGCGTGACGTTCCCAGAAGCTTGCCTTGGCGAGGACTTTCCCAAACGTGTCTTCAGCCCGGTCGAACGCCCGGTCGAGACACTCTAAAAACCACGAAAGCCATTCAGTGACGTCGAGGTCGCCCTTCTGCGCTGCTTCGAGCATGTCGTAATAGGCGTTCCGCTCGATCCGGATCTGCGATGACATGCTGTAGAAGCGTTGCGCAGAATGCTCCGAGCGGGCCAGTGCCATGTCGGCAATGGCACGTGCGATGCGCCCATTCCCGTCCTCAAACGGATGAATGGTGACAAACCACAGGTGCGCGAGGCCCGCGAGGAGAACCGGATCGATGTCAGGCTTTCCTTCGAACCAGGCGAGAAAGGCCTTCACTTCGGCATCAAGCCGGCCTGCTGCCGGAGCTTCGTAATGGACGCGCTCGCGGCCAACCGGACCCGACACCACCTGCATGGGACCCGACTTGTCGTCGCGCCAGGCGCCGACGATGATCCTGTCCATGCCGCTGCGGCCAGTGGGAAACAGTGCGGCGTGCCAGCCGAAGAGCCTTTCCTGCGTCAGTGATGCTTCGTAACGCTGGGTAGCGTCGAGCATCATCTCGACCACGCCCTCGACGTTGCGGTCGGCCGGCGTCAGGGCGCCGATATCCATGCCGAGGCGCCGGGCGATCGAGGAGCGGACCTGATCCTTGTCGAGGACCTCGCCTTCGATCTCACTGGATTTGAGGACCTCCTCGGTCAGGGTCTCGAGAACCGCCTCCTCACGGAACCTGAAGCCCAGTGCTTCCATCCTGCCGATGAGCCGTCCCTGCCGGTGGCGCACGGCGGCCAGTCTCATGGCGAGAGCCGCTTCGCTCCACCGGAATTCTGGCCAGCCTTTTTGCTGATGGATGTACATTACTTTCGCCGCAGATCTTGCGGCGAATATAGGCTCTATTCTCCGCAGAATTCAAGGATATTCTCCGCATTATTTGCGGCGAATATCCTGTCTAATCTCCGCAGGTCAATTCTGACGGCGTCCGGCAACCCGGTTGGGGGTGCAACTCACCAAAGGACTGACGCAATTGACCGTTAGGCATCCGGGCCAGCGAGAAACCCCAATGACACCGAAAAACCTATCCCCCGATACTCACGCCGATGCCGATGAGGCGCCCGATCTTTCGGCTCCAGAATGGAAGGGCAAGTTTTTGAAGGCCCTGCTGAGATCTGCCCCTCTCGAGGGTGTTGATCTTGAACGTTTGCGCGACTTCGGCCGGGACGTTCGGCTCACCAATGACGACGCTCCGCTCGAGGCCGAACCGGCACCGAAAGGTGACGAGGCGCAGCGCTAGTTTGCGGGCACATCCGTCAGGTCGCCGCCCGACACCACGCCGCCATGGATGTGGCTCGAGCCGATGTTCTTTCCGTCATGCGTGACCTTGCCGCCGGCGATGGCGACGCCTGATCCGCTCACTTCGAGACTGACGCCGCCAACCCTGATCGTCACGGCGGCGGAGGTGACTCTCAGGGTGGCGGCGCCAGCAACGACCTCGCAGAGGTCGTCCTTGATGGTCGCAATGATGTTTCCGTAGGTCAGGACATTCTCGTCGCCTCTCGACGACGGTGACTTGTTGTGATCGCTCCAGGTCATCGGCAGCGCCACGGCCTGCTGCCAGTCACCGTTGGGCGAAAGCGCTGTGAACTGCTGCCCCTTAGAGGGCGGCGTGTGAACCTTCAGGGCGCCGGCGATCTGGGCGTAAGGCACCCAGGGAGACAGAAAGGGCTTCCCCTCGACATCCTTTCCGAAGTTGAGCCGGACACGCTGCTTTCCGGCGTCGATCTCCTCCACAGTGCCGTGGCGCATGACGCCGGAGAAGCGGCGTTCCAACTCGGCGATGCGGGCGGCAAGCTCGACGACCTCACGCATCGGCGATCCGGGCGAGCGAGGTATAACGATTCACGATCAGCGGGTCCGGCCCACCGGTAACTTCCACCTCGGTTGCGGGTTGCGGGTCTTGCGTGAGGTCAATAACCGGCCCGATGCCAATCGCGTTCGCCGTATCCAGATGGATGCCCAGCATGTTGGCGGCGCGCCGCCAGTCGGCGAGCGGTTGACCGTCGATCTCAGAGCGCAACATCTGCGCAATGGGGGCGAGATCTGTGTCCGTGCTCATGGCTTGAAGCAATTCGGCCCAGCCAGTCCCCTCGGCAATCGCAGCACCGTCGGTCGGCGCCTCGATCAGATCGCAGGTCAGCACGATCTGCCTCGCGGCAAAGCGCACCCCCTTCTCGACCGAGGCGCCGCGCCGCGACAGACGCCTGGAGATACGCGGTACCAGCTTCATCCAGACGCGCGACCAGTCGCTGCGCTCGCGTATCAGCGCCGCCATCACCTGGTGTTCCATGAGATCAAGAGCCAGCTCCATCCCCTCGTCGGTGTGCGGGATGGTGATGATGCTCTCTGCCTCCCCGTCCCCGTGCACTTCGACACGCGCGGCAATGGCGGCCTCGATGACGAGGTCGCAGGCAATGGTCCCATGGAACAGGTCCCGCCCCGTCACATCCATCTCATGATCGTCGGTGGTGACGATGAGGATGGGCTGGCGCTCCTCGGCGATGGTCTCGTCGATGGGCGCGATGGCGCTGTCGTAGACGCGCCCTTCCGCGAGCGTTGCGCCCCGGAGGGCGCGGGCGGCGGCAATCCGCATGGCGAGACGGGCAAGGCTCATGGATAGTGATCCCGTTGAACTTGAGGTCCGGAAACCGTTCCCGAACGGAACGGTTTTGGCTTGTTGGGGGCACGGGGGCATGTTCCGTTCGGGAACATGCCCTAGTCAGCAACATCCTCCCGGACGAGAAGAAGGTTCAGATCGCCCATGCTGGTCGGATGAACCGCTGAGATGGCGAAGGACGGCTCTCCCGACCGGCCGTGAAGCCTCAGAAGATCGCCCTTGGCAGGCCGGAAGCCGAGTTCGGCAGCTTGCGCGGCCGCGATCCAGAAGGTCGATTGCGCCGCCACCATGCGGGTGGTCCCTGCGAACTCACCGCCCCGGGCCTGCCCCTTGATGTCGCCTGTTGCGGCTATTGCCGAGAATACACCCCGGACAGCAACAGCCATCCGGTCCGCATCGGGGGATGCTTCGACATACTGGCAGTTGCGCCGGGGGCTGAGGATGCCCTCCTCCCCGAACATGGTGACGGACGCCTCGGATGCGAGCGCATCGAACTCATCGAAGGCTGATGTCACCTCAGGTGCGCTTGCCGGGAATGAGCACGCGCGGACGGGTGCAGTAATGGAGAGCGTTCATCTGGAACTCCAGATTGACGCCCTTGCCGTTCTGCATCTCCCACTGCTTGCCGTAGAGGCGCTGGCCGGGAGTATTGACCGTCTCGATGTAGTCAGCCGGTCCATAGACGGTGCGGAACAGGCCCGGCACACCCATCGGGAACAGGTGGCACTTGTTGGTGTCGACGCCGACACTGCCACCGCCCCGGTAGTTCGCCCAGGTAATGCCACCGAAGTCGAAGGCCCCATGGAGGCCGCTCGCTCCTGAGTTGATGTAGGCCCCACGCAGGCTCGCCGCATCGGCATAGCCCTTGTAGGTCTCGCGCACCTCCTTGTGGGCGATGAGATCGTCGAAGAAGGTATCCCCGCACAGCGCCATGATGCCGGTATAGGGAATGCCATCGAGGATCGAGGCCATCTGGCGGATGACGCCTGCGCATTTCTTACGGAAAACGCCCTCGCCCGGGGTCACGTTGTCGAGATCGAAGTCGATCTCGGCGGCAGGGGTCTCGCCGAATTCGGTGAAGTAGTCGAAGAGCACCGAACCGTCGGCATCCATAAGCTTGCCGGCCTTCAGGATGTTGATGCGGTGGTATTCCTCGGTGAGGGCGAAGAACTGCGAGGCCTCCGCAGCGCGCTCGGCGATCTTGGCCTGCAGCCGCTCGACCGCCACCTCCTCGCCGAAGGCCCGGACCTGCTGGACCTCGTCGGCGTTGATGGCGTCATCCACCTGGAAGTGCGGGATGCGAAGGGTCCGCATCGAGCGCTTGCCCTTTCCGAAGGTCTGGCCCGGGCCGCCGCGGGGACTTGCCTGGATCAGGATGCCGTTCTGGGCCTTGTCCTTCTCGATGGCGATGTCGAGCGTGTCGATGCTCACCGTCTGGAAGAGACCCATCTGGCCGATGAGGGAGGGGACGTAGGAGATCTCGCGGAGCGCATCCGTGAGACGCATGACGCTGAAGGCGTCCTGGGTGAAGATGTTCATGATCGACATGGGGTCAGGTCTCCTGGGTCTAGCGCACGATGACGCCGAGATTGGCGAGGGCTGCATTGGCAGCGGCCTTTTCGGCCGGCTGGTCACGGTCGGCGTGCCAGGTGAGGCACTTGCCGTTCACCTCGGCATCCCGGACGATGCCTGAGACGGTGGCGTCAGCACTGGAGGCATCCGCCCCGTAAATGTTGATGGCGGCCGGCACCTCGCTACCGTCACTGGCTCCGACGGCACTCGCGACATACTTGCCCGAGGCCGTCACCCTGCCGAGGACAGTCCCCGCGGCGATGACGCCAGCTCCCGAAGCCAGCGTGATGGTTTCGCGCGAGCGCTGGCCATTGGCCTCGGAGAGGATGAACTCACCCGGGCGCCGGGTTTCCACAAGAACAGTCATGTCGGTTTCTCCTTTCAGGCGCGGGCGAAGCGGCGGTTGGCGTTGGCGATGGCGCGCTTCCAGCCTTCTTCAGCGCGGGCAGCGGGGTTGGGACGGTCGTCGCGGCTGGAGCCGAACTCAGGGCCGGCACTGGCACGCTGGGCGAGCGCCTCGACGCGGCTCTCCTTAGGGGAGGCGCCAAGGATCTTCTCGGCCTCGGCAACGGAAAGGGCCGTCTCGGTCGCCAACATCAGGGCCTGGGAAGCGCGCCCGTCGGCAGCACCGCAATTGACAATGGCGCGGATGCGGGCGCGCTCCTCGAGGCGGGCGGTCGCAATGGCCTCATCCAGCCTGACGGCAGGCTGAGGCGCCGGGGCCTCAAGTCGCACGGACTGTGGCGATGTAACGGTCGCGCCCGGAGCCGCTTCCGCAGCGACGGCAAGATCTTCGGTGCTCATGGATATCCCTCCTTTGCGAGCGGTTCGCCCGGACGGGCGGATGGTCTGTGAACGGGCAGATTCGGAGAGTGAGGCCAGCACCTCGTCGAAGCTGGCGATGCGGTCGGCGAGGCCAATGCGGACGGCGTCCGCGCCAATGAAGGTACGGGCCTCGGTGGCGCGTGCCATGTCGGAGGTGAGTTTCCGGCCGCGCCCCGCCGCAACGGTGTCGAGGAACTGGCGGTAATGGGCGTCGACGCTGGCCTGCAGATCTGCCCGCACCGCATCCGAGAGCGGCTCGAAGGGGTTGCCGTCGACCTTGTGACTGCCGGCGAAGATAAGGGTCGGCTTCACTCCCTGGGCGGCGAGCTCTCCCGACCGGTCAGCATGCAGCATGACGACGCCGATCGAGCCCACGGTCGAGGTCGGTGAGATGACAATTTCGCTCGCGGCACTGGCGATCCCATAGGCGGCAGAAGCCGCCATGTCGTTGACGAAGGCCGTGACCGGCTTGGAGTCGCGGACCTGCTTCACCAGATCGGCGAGGCTCGCCATGCCGGCGGCTTCGCCACCGGGAGACGAGATGTCGAGCAGGATCACGCCTACCTCGGGGTCCGATGCCGCGGCCCTGATCTGGGCCGCCAGCCCCTCGTAACTTGTGAGCCCCGACCGGCTGTCGAGCCAGGCGCCGCGATTCACCAGCGTATCGAGCACCGGAATGAGAGCGACCCCGTCGGCCGTGCGGGTCATTGATGTGGATCCGTCGGCGCGGCGGGCAGAACCCACGAAGCGGCTGGCATCCGGCGCGTCCAGTCCCTCTTCCGTCTCGAACAGCGAAGCATCGAGCCCGATGCGCCCGCTGAGCGCGCCGAGGATGATCTCCGCCTTGGCGGGATGGATGAGGAGCGGGGTGTTGAGGAGCCGATGGCTCAGTCGAAGAAGCTGTCCGGGCATCAGTACCCTCCCGCCCTGAGGCCGAAGCGCTTCCGCAGACCGCCGGTGCGGCCACAGAAGTTTTCCAGCCGCGAGAGTTCGGCGCGGAGCGCGCCAAAATCGGTCTTGCCGTACTGGACCTTGCGCCGGACACCATTGCCGGCGTCAAACTCGATCACCTCCGGGCGCCTGCCCTCAAGCAGCGCGTAATAGGCTTCGCGGATCCGCGGCAGCACTGCGCACGGATCGGCATAATCTGTGATGATGGTCATGGCTGTAAGCTGTCTCCGGAAGGGTCCTGAGAGTCGGCAGAGGGATCAGCCGTGTTGGTGACGCCCTGGAACTGGTGGTCGGCAAGGCTGTAAGTTTCGCGCAGCGCCTTCTCACGCGCCCGCTGGGCGTAGACGTCCTCGATGTCGTGGCCGAGGTCTTCGGCGATCGCCGCATCCGTCATCACGCCCAACCGGCACCAGATCTCGTGAGCCTTGGCCATCTTGAGATCATCAGCCTGCGGCTTTGGGACCCCGCGCCAGATGGCGCGCGATGCGGCCGAGCGGTTGGCGAGGAAGCCGTCGAGACCACCGGGAAACGGTATGCCGCCCCTCGCGATCTCTTCCTCGAGCCACGCCTCGTAGACGGCGGTGCAGAAGGGTGCCAGGATGTGGGCGCGGCGATAGAGCGTGATCTGGAAGATCTCTCCGGAGGCCATCCGGACGCTGGAATAGGTGGCGTTGGTATAGTCCGCCGTGGCGCTCTCGTAGGTGAGCCCCATGCAGCGGGCGAGTTCACGCAGCAGATGGGCTGCGAAGTCCCGGTAGTCGGAATGCGGATGCTGGGCCCGGTGAAGCTCTAGCTTCTGACCCGGAAAGAGATGCGCAATGCGGCCGTTGATGCCGAGGTTAATGGTGGCGTTGTCGTACCAGCCCGATTGGGCCTGGATATAGGCGTCCCAGGGCGAGATGCCGCTCGCCGATAGCCGTGCTTGCTCTTGCGGCGTCAACAGGCCGGAGAGCACTTCCTCGGTCGGTTCGTCGGACGTGATCGATGCCGCGAACACCGTCTGCAGGATCGCGGCCGTCAGCGTTGCATCGGACAGCTGATCGAACTGGCGGGCGACTTGCAGGGCCGGTGTCAGCGGCGAGATGCCCCTCACCTGCCCCGGCATGCCGTCGAACACATGGATGACCCGGGCCCGGCCCAGATCGTCCCGTGCTGCGACTTCGAACTCCACCGTGCCGAGTGAACTGTCCTTGCGGGTGGCGATATAGGAGACGGGCAGTCCATCCCCGTCCATACGCACCCCCTGCACGATGTTGCGCGCCACATCGTTGCGGCGGACCACCCGGTGCGGCGGAATGAGCCTCACCTTTGTGCCGTAGCGACCGCCTGCGCGTTCCCGCCACGGGATCTCCGCCCAGACCTCGCCGGTGGCGAACCACGATCGGAACGCCGCGGCCTGCAGCAGACCGAATGATCGCCTTCCTTCAATGTCGCATTCGTAGGGCTTGTCGGCCCACAGGCTCCAGCGCTGTTCGACCGTCTGGGCCCAGGCTTCGGCTTCCTCATTGCTCATTCCAAAGAGATCGTTCTCGGGCATCGCCTTGAGGCGGAGCCCGGTGCCGACGGTATTGGCAACTGCCTGGTCGATGGCGCCTGCCAACCAGCCCGAATTCTGGATCAGGTCGATCGTCCGCGCGACCGCCAGATCCCAGGAGGCGCCGACATCGTCCGCGGCTTCCCGCAGTGCCGGCCGCCAGCCGCCGAACACAACGCCGCGGTTGCCGCGCATGAAGTCGGTGCGGATGGACGGAGGCGAGACGGATCTGGCGCGGGATGGGCTGAACCAATCCCTCACGCGTTCCATCATGCCCATCGGTTCACCTGTTCAGTCGCGACGACAGTCCTGCAAAGCGCGAGCGGAGATCGGGAGCGGCCGCAACGGCAAGTGCCGCAACGGTCCGGACCGGCTTTTCCTCGCCCACCTGCGGCTCATTGCCTGCTTCTTCCCGAAGTACCCCTTCGGGGATGCGCTGGACATTGAGCGAGTAGCCGATCGCCATGGCGAGCGCCTCGCAGTCGAGATAGTGATTGGCGCGCGACTTCTGCACCCACTGGGGCTTCCCCGTGGCGCCGTCGACGACGCGAACCTCGGAGACCAGCTGCTTGGCGTAATCCTCATCGATGTCATCCGGCACGATGAATGAACCTGGCTGGTCGAGTGGCGTCCGGATCCGCGAGACCAGCAGCGACTTGAAGAAGTCGGTCGAGAGCCAGACGAGGTCGATCGAATATGACGCCTTCTTTCCCTTGGCCGTCACTTCGATCTTCGACACCCGGTAGGGCGGCGACATGGTGGCCCGACCCTTGGTGGGCGAGACGAGCCACGGATAGCGTCGTACGAACTCGTAGACCTTGTGCTCATCGCCCGCGTCCGGCTTGTTGGGCCGGAAACCGGAGTCGACGAAGACCCGCTCGATCTGCAGACCCGCGATGGGCGAAAGCATCAGGTCGGCAAGGGCGTTCCAGACCTCGTCATCGTCGGTGGGGCCGTAAAGCTGCCCCCGGTCGATGAGCCAGGAGCGTCCACGTGCGCCGAAGCCCCGGATCGTATAGTAGAGCGACAGCTTCTGGACATCGACGCCCATGCCCAGTCGCAGGACGCCGTCCGGCACCTCCTTCAGGCGGTAGGGTGCACGGCGCTGCAGGATCTCCTGCCAATCGAGCGCATCCCGCCCCGCCGCCGGGGTGAAGCATTCGCCGAAGCCGGCGTTCAGCGCCGTTTGCACCTGGTCTGGATCGCCCGAGGCAAGGGCCCGGACATAGCGCTCGATCCTCGTGCCCCAGGTGACGAAGGGGCTGGCAAGCCCGCTGGCCCAGAAGCTGATCACCGCATTCTCAGGGGGCTCGCCCCGGACCTCCCCCTCCTCGATCCATTGTCCCGGGGCGACATAGAGCCCCCGGGCATTCATCTCCTGCTTGTCGCTGTCCTGGTGCAGCCCGCCGCAGTGTGGGCATTGCAGATGCGCCGACTTCGCGGCTTCGGCCGGGGTGGCATTCTCCGGCCAGCGCATCTGCTCGAAGCGCGGCACGAAATAGGTCTCGCAGTGAAGGCACGGCCAGCAGAAGTGGTGCCGGGTGCCCGATTGCCAGAGCTTCCAGATGGCGCTCTCGACCGCCTCGGGCTGAGTCACCTTCCAGAAGCGCAGGTTGCTCCGTTCATCCAGTTCGGTTTCGATCAGGCCCCGCGATGGCGTCGAGGTAATCGCCGTGACGAAGTCGGCATAGGTCTCACCGCGGGCCTCGACGAGGCCGAGCGGATCGCCCTGCCCTTTCACATTGGCGAGCATCTCGTCGTACTCGTCGACCAATGCGAGCGCCGCAGGGCTCGACTTCAGGGCCGCAGAAGACCCTGCATGCGCCAGGCGAACCGGGACGCCAGCTACGATCTTCAGGGTCTTCTTCATGCGGCGGCCCCGCACCACCTTGGCCGACAATGTCTCCGCTTCATCGAGCAGACTCATCAGCCGCGGCTCGAACTGGTCGGTCAGAAAGTCCCGGATGGGACCGACGTAAAGAATGGGCGCGGGGCGCTGGTCTAGACGCGCACCAAGCAAGTCCAACAGAGTTTCAGTCTTTCCAGACTGGGCAGAGCACACCATGACAACGCGTTTGTACTGTCCGCCATGCACCGCGCGGGCCATCGGTACCATGTAAGGCGTAAGCCAGGGATCCCTGGGACCGGGAAGACCCGAGGTCTCAGGATACACCCGATGAAGCCTCGCCCACTCATCCGGCGGCAGTTTCGGCGCGGGCCTGAGAATGGCTTCTGCCAGCCTCCAGCACTTCAGCCTTTTCTGCGGCTCGCTGGGCAAGGCGCGAGAGGACACCATCGATCTCCGTTTCAACTTTCTGGCGCTCGGCCACGATGCGGGTGAGGCGCGCCGGCAAACCAGCGAGCTCCGATCTGACCAGCCCTGCCAGTTCCGCCATGTCGGTGAGCGCATCCTCGATCGGGATCAGGTCCCGCGAACGCTCGGCTATGCGCAGCTCGATTTCCAATGCTCGTGCATCGCGCACCCGGCTGTCGGCTGCCGACTTGGCAGACCGGCGCTCATCATCCTTCAGGTATCTGAGGTAGCCCTGAACCGCACCCACAAGCTGGACGAATCCCCGCTTCTCCGGCTTGGGGATGAAGCCCTGCTTTACGAGCTGCCGGATCCGTTCTTCCGAGATCATCAGCAGGCGCGCCGCCTGACCGATGGGGATCAGGCCTGCATGCTCAGCCATGCCATCTCCAATTGATCAGCCTACGTCATAGACAACCCGGCAACCGGAAGATTGTTGACTTCATCTACTTGACGCTGTCTTGTCTCGCTGCTGTCAGGGACAGCAGACAACTTAATATCCATGAAAGCGAGACACGACGTGGCGACAGGCAAGGTGAAGTGGTTCAACGAGACGAAGGGCTATGGATTCATTACGCCGGATGACGGCGGCAAGGACGTCTTCGTTCACATCAGCGCCGTCGAGCGTGCGGGCCTTCGCTCGCTTCGTGAAGATCAGGCCGTCTCCTTCGAGGTGACGAGCGACCGCAAGACTGGCAAGCAGTCCGCTGAACAGCTCAAGGCACTCTGATCCGCATGGCAAAGAAGGCGAAAACCAAGACGAAGGTAGCGGCCAAGGCCGGCACGACGAGCAAGAAGACGAAGAAGGTCATTGCCGTCAAAACCGTGAAGGCGAAGAAGCCCGCTGCCAAGAAGGCAGCCCGCAAATCGGCCCGCCGCAGCAGTGCGGATGTCGCGCAGCTGCAGAAGGCCGTCATCAAGGGCCTCAAGTCCGGCAAGTCTGCTGAGGCGCTTGCTGCCGAACTGGGCGTATCACGGCCTTACATCTACGTGCTCAAGAACAAGCGCTGAGACCGGACCCAGCGTCTGGTTCTCCTCAACGCGTCCCGGAAACGGGGCGCGTTTCTCTTGGGCTATCCCAGCTCCTCAACAAGCAATAATATGATCGTCTATTCCGCTTCACTTCAGTCGGAAACAGAGCATGTATGGGTCCAACACCGGAGCCAACGATGCACAAGCGGCACAAGGACAACAGCGAAGCGGTCGAAGCCTTTCTTGCGAAGAAGGCAGAGATTGACACCATGCTAGCCCGGCTGACGGCCCTCAGCGAGGAACACTTCAACACCGACCCTGAGACACTGCATTGGGGCCACGTCGGTAACCTCGAATTCTACGCCAGCCTCCTGAAGCGCGTGACCGACTCAGCGTTCAGGGAAGGCGAACACGCCGAATAGCCGCCGGCCCGCTTTCGCTCCGAACGCCCCGCACGACACGCGGGGCTGGGGCTCGTAGGAGCCGGCAACACCGCCGGTCCATGTATCCGACGGAGCCTGCCCCATGACAAAGCTTTCTGATACCCAGAGCGTGATCCTCAGCGCCGCGTCGCAGCGGACCGACCGCTTCGCCCTTCCACTCCCCAAGAACCTCAAGGGTGGTGCCGCCCACAAGGTCGTTAACGCCTTGGTTGACAAGGGCCTCCTCAAGGAGGTGAAGGCCAATCGGAAGCTCAACGACCCTGTCTGGCGCGAGACCGACGATGGACGCCTCGTGACGCTGGTCATCACCGACGCCGGTCTTGCCGCCATCGGGATTGAGCCAGAGGAAGCAGAGAAGCCTGCTGCAGAAGCGTCAGCTGCCGAGGAACCTGCCGCGCCGAAAGAGCGCAAGCCACGCGAAGGCACGAAGCAGCAGCAGATGATCGACATGCTGCGCCGCCCCAAGGGCGCTACCCTCCTCGAGATCGTCGAAGCGACCGGCTGGCAGCAGCACACCATCAGGGGCGCGATGGCCGGTGCCCTCAAGAAGAAGCTGGGCCTGACGATCACGTCCGAGAAGAACGAGGTTCGCGGACGGGTCTACCGGCTCGCCTGAATCTCAAGCACGCACCCAAGAAAAGGAGCCGCTGGATCGATTTCCGGCGGTTCTCAAGTCGTGGAGGTATATGGAACTTCTCTAACGGCGCGTTGGGCAAGGAATAATCGGAAAGCGACAATCGCTCGGTTCGAAACACCGTTGCATGGCAGCCTTGTGTTGCCTTTGGGGAGCGCGCCTTCTTCAGCTATGCTGACACGCACGTATCGGGCACCGCCCAGGAGGAAATGGTCATGATGCAGGGTTTCGATGGGATGGGAATGGGATGGGGTATGGGGCTGTTCAGCCTGCTCGCCCTCGTCCTCGTCGTCCTCGCGATTGCCGCGCTGATCAAGTACCTCCGAAGCTAATCTCCGGTCTGCCCGTCACGAGAGCGATCGGACCACCTCTTCGAGCATCGATCGCACCGCTCCTGCGATGGCCCCAAGTTCCGGGTTTTCGACCGCCTGCATGGATGCGACGGGATCCACCGCAGCTACTTCGATCTGACCGTCCTCCAGTTCCCGAACAATCACGTTGCACGGCAACATGGTCCCGATCCGCGCCTCCTTCTGCAGGGCCTGGTAGGCCATGCCGGGATTGCACGCCCCGAGGATCGTGTAGCGTGGGAACTCGACGCCCAGCTTCCTGTGCAGCGTTTCCTTCACATCGATTGTCGTCAGCACACCAAAGCCCTTGGCTTTCAGTGCCGCCGTCACGGCTTCCACTGCCTGCTCGAAGGGCATGGTCAGTTTTGTCACGAAGTAATAGCTCACCGAATTACCTCCACTGGAGTCTTCAACCCGAACTGGACCCGGGGAGAATGGATCCGTTACGATATACCATCAGCGCCAGTCCCTGGCATCAAACAAACGACGCAGCGCGTATCCTCTGACGAGGGACGACACGGTGAACAGCGCGCCGATCAGGAGATTGTCTTGCAGCGTCGCATGCAACCCGAACAATGGGAAGACGAGAATCTGAGTCAGGACCGCAACAAGGTAGCCGACCGCGATATTGGTGACAGCCTCCACGAAGGACATCCAGCGCGACTGCATCAGACGGCATTCTTCGACTTGGGCTTCCGCGCTACCTTCAGGTCATCGAAGGTCCGGTCCTCGCCCTCGAGTACGGCCTTGTTGCCTGTATAATCCTGCCAGCGCTGGACGATGACATCGACGTATTTCGGATCGAGCTCCATGAGCCGCGCGGAGCGGCCGGTGCGTTCGGCGGCGATGAGCGTCGTGCCTGAGCCACCGAAGAGGTCGAGGACGATGTCCCGGCTCTTTGAGGAATTGGTGATGGCCCGCTCGATCAGTTCCACCGGCTTCATGGTGGGATGGAGAT